TCCGGCACAGGTGGCGGAAGCGATGGCGAGCCAGACAAAGACGATGAAGAATCGGGTGAAGGAAGCGAGACGGAGGAAGGTGCCGAAGACACACCAGATGACGACTCCGGGTGTGTGGTTTCTCCTGACGATATGACGCTCGACGATGCGCTCAAGGCACTGGACGAGGTTGAAGATGAGCTCGGGGAAGTAACAGAAGACGCGCTCTCTTCGACAATCAGCAGCGAACTGAAAAGAACCTCTCTTGAAGAATATCGCCCATACGACCGCTCTTACGACTTTATCGGTCCAATTGACGAGGTAGAAGACCACATCAGGCGCACCAAAAAAGTCTTTGGAGCCATTCCGATGTACTCGCCCATTGACCGTTATCGCATGGTTCCGGAAGGTCGCAAGCTGTTTGAGCTGTGCATCGAGCGACACCTGTCGGCCGGTGTGTCTGCAACTCTCGCCAAAGACCTGGAGCGCGCGATTGCCAGCAGAAACCGGGTGCAGTTTATACCGGGCCAGCGTCGTGGCCGCATTCATGGCTCCAGTCTTTATCGCCTGGCAATGAACGATGATCGCGTATTCCGTCGCAAGGAAGACCATCGTGCCGTTAACGCGTGCGTCCAGCAGGTTATCGACTTATCAGGTTCAATGAACGGCAAAAAGATTCACCTGGCGTTGGCCAGCGCATACACCATCGCCGATGCACTCGACCGCATTAACGTGCCGAACATCATCACCGGCTTCACCACGTTCGGAAATCCGGACTACTCGACAATGTCGAAAGCAGGGTTCTCACGTTTTGAAGCGCTGATGCTGCCAATCATCAAGAACTGGAATGAGAAGGCGAACTCTCCGGAGATCCGCGCTCGTATGGGTTGTGTGGGCGAGACGTTCCCCCTGCTCAACAACGTTGATGGCGAGAGTATCGCGCAGCTGGCATCACTGTTTTCGGGGCGCATGGAGGACAAGAAAATCATGATGGTCTTGAGCGATGGCGCGCCATGTGCTGCTGGCGATGGGTTTGCGCCACATTTGAGATCTGTCACTAACGAAATCGAAACCTTAAGCGACATTGATCTCATGGCCATAGGCATCCTTACTGACGCTCCGAGGCGCTATTACAAAAACTACGCACTCGTGAACAGCGTTGAGCAAATCGGGCCATCAGTCGTTAAAGAGCTATCTCGTATCATTCTCGGGTAAAGATTTACTCGATAAAATAAGTAATCACTTACTATACACCCTAATATATTTATATAAGATATACGCCATTAACGACAACGAGTAAGGAAAGCACATGGCCGCTAATGCACTGAATCAAGAACAGCAACTGCCTGAAACCATCATCTGCAAATGGTGTGGCAAATCCTTTCACCATCTTAAATCTCACATCTCTATGGGGCGCTGCGAAAACCTTCCGGAAGCAGCGAAAGGCCTGGATGTCGATGAGGTGGTGAAGATGTACACCACGGAATTTCCGGACGAACCGACCATTTCCAGCACCGCGCTGGCCAAACTCAAAGAGAAGCGTGCCGAACTGCATACCGGGGATAGCAAAGTCGCGGAGATCAGCGCGCACCCAGGCTATGTGGGGTCTGTTGAGTACAAGACGGAGCTGGTTGCCGCGCACGAGCTGCTTGGCGTAACGCTGAAAGAGCTGGGAACGCCACGAGGCAAACCCCTGCAGGTAACGGTGAACGTCAATACGCCATACCCGGAGTTCATACCGGAAGTGAAGAAGAACTATGTGTATGGCGATTTCGATCTGATTAAAGACGTCTTCATGATGCTGGAGATTGGCATCCCTGGCTATCTCTGGGGTCACGCTGGCACCGGCAAATCCTCACTGCCAACGCAGCTCTGCGCTCTGCTCAATCGCCCGCTTATCCGCGCACAGCACACCGCTTCAATGGAGGAAAGCCATGTAACGGGTCAGATCCTCGCGCGCGACGGCTCCACCTACTTTGAGCCTGGACTGCTGGCGCTGGCCATGAAAAACGGTTGGGTTTACCTGGCTGACGAATACGACTTCGCATTCCCGCAGATTCTTGGCGTGTACCAGCCGGTACTGGAAGGAGAGCCGCTCATCGTTAAAGAGGCGACCCCGGACTGGCGCCGCATTACGCCACACAAGCGCTTCGCCTTCATCGGAACAGGTAACACCAACGGATCTGGCGACGAAACCGGTCTCTATCAAGGCACGAACATCCAGAACGCCGCGAACTTCTCACGCTTTGGCATCGTGTCCAACGTGAAATACATGAGTCCGGAGGCAGAAACAAACATGTTGGTTCAGGCGGGCATCATTCGCGAGTACGCAGAGAAAATAGTGAAGTTCGCCAATCTCGTTCGCGAAGGGTACGAACAGCACCTCATCAGTCAGCCTATCGGTCCTCGCGAACTGCTGCTGGCTTCAAAAATCGGAATGATGCGCGGCGACTTTGCTGCTGGCATCGAGAAGGCGTTCATCAACAAGCTGCCATCCACGTCTGCCCAGGCTTCACGTGAGGTGGTTCAGAAGATCTTCGGTTAATCGTGCGTAAAGGATGCTTTGGCTCACTTATCGCAGCGTCTGAAACTGGCCGGGCTTGCTCAATGTGTCCTGAGAAGCCCGCGTGCCATGCGGCAGCCAGAGAGGTTGCGATTTCGCTGTATGGGAAGTTCGTAGGCTTCCCCAATGACAAAATCAAAAAAACCAGAAAGGTAAAAACACATGAAGGCTCTGATGGTCAGAACTGACTTCTCGCTGGGGGAGTCAGCGCTAAAAGCAGAAAAGGCGGTCAAAATTGCAAAGGAAGCTGGCTATACCGCTGTCATTTCCGCTGACAGCATGAATATTGCCAGTGTCATTCCCCTCCAGCGCGCCGCGGGTGACGATATGGCAGTGATCTGTGGTGTTAAGCTGAATATTGTCGACGACCCCACATACGAGCACCGCGCCCGAATGGCGAAAGAGTCTGAGAGATGTATGGAATCATTGGTGCGTGACCGTAGTTACAGCTTCACTGCACTCATCAAAAATGAGCAAGGTTATCGCGATGTTTGCGAGCTAATGACCTTAGCGAACAAGCGCGAGCAATTTTACTTCGTGCCACGTCTGGCTCTCGACCAGCTGGCTACCGTTTATGCCAAAGGCAACATCATACTGCTTACGTCCGACATGGGCAGCGTATTCCAGCGCCGCGACTTCGCGAAGATCATTAGCACGTTGGTTTCTGCGGGTGGGCGCGACAACTTCTATAGCGTGGTTTATCCGCACCCTACGCCATTCTACGACCAGATTAACGTCCGGGCGATGAAAGTGGCGAGCGCTTTGAAAATCGAGCCAGTGGCGTTCTATCCCGCTTATTACGAAGCTGTCGAGGATGCAGACATTAAAGACATCGCGCACATGGTGACGAACAACATCAAGATTGACCAGCCGCATCGTCTCCGTATCCCCCACCAGCGTGACAACGCCATCAATGGGCGTCGGCATCTGCTTGAGGCACTCAAAGCGTTCTCCGTTCGTATGGGTGTACCAGTGACGGCGGCGATGGCATCGACGACACAGGACGCAATCATCGAAGCCTGCACCTGGCGCTGGCACGAACTGCCACCGGCATTACCAAAGATGGCTGAAGACGAACCTGCTGCACTGATGAAACTTGCGGTTGCTGGCCTGCGCAAGCGTCTCACCACCAAAGAGTTTGGCTATACGCCACCAGCATCTGAGCACCGTGTATATGTTGACCGTCTCAAGTATGAAATGGATACGCTTACCCGCCTGGGCTTCTGCGGTTACTTTCTGATGGTACGCGATCTGATGAATCACAGTCGCGAAACCGGTATTCCAGTTGGCCCCGGTCGTGGTTCATCTGCTGGCTCTCTGGTGGCATGGTGTATCGGCATCACCAACGTTGAACCAATCCGCCACGGTCTTCTGTTTGAGCGTTTCATTAACCCTGAGCGTCTCGACCTTCCGGATGCAGATCTGGACTTTAGCCAGGCACGTCGCCATGAGGTGATCGAGTATCTGAATGAGCGCTATGGCGAGGACTATGTTGCCGGCATTCCTAACTTCACTTATCTGGGCGCCGCTTCAGCGCTGCGCGATACCGCTCGTATTTATGGCGTCGACGCTGCGGATATGGCGGTGTCCAAAGAGTTCAAGAATCTGGAAGATGATAGCCTGTCACTGGAAGAACTGCGCGAGCAACTGGCCAGCCTGGATAAATACGCTAACAAAAACCCGGAAGCGTTTAAGGCGGCGTGCAAGCTGCAAAGTCTGATGCGTGGCTTCGGCCGCCATGCTGCGGGCATGATTGTCGCTGGCGTACCACTGGTTGAGCGCACGCCTGTAGAACTGCGGGGTAATGCGCGCTGCATTGCGTTCGATAAGCGTTACTGCGAGGCAATGGGGTTGATTAAGCTGGACGTACTCGGTCTGGCCACGCTCGATCTGCTGGATAGCGCAAAGCGTTACATCAAAGAGAGCACTGGCAACGATATCAACCTCGACGCCATTCCACTCGACGACCGCAAAGTTCTGGACGGTTTCGCTGCTGGCTACACACAGGGCGTCTTCCAGCTGGAATCTGGCCCAATGCGCAAGCTGCTTAAAGATCTGGGTAGCGGTATCGAGCCAATGAGCTTTAAAACGGTTGTCGCGACCACCGCACTCTTCCGCCCCGGCCCCATCCAGTCAGGTATGTTGGATGACTACGTTTCTGTGGCCAAAGGCTTCATGCCACCGCAGTCACTGCATCCGGTTCTCGATGAGCTGACCGCGGAGACCAACGGGGTAATTCTCTATCAGGAACAGACCATGAACGCGACGCGGCTCCTTGCTGGCTTCACGATGGCCGAGGCAGATGGTGTTCGTAAAGCGATCGGTAAGAAGGATATGGAGAAGATGAAGAGCATGGGCGAGAAGTTTGTCGTTCAGGCTCAAGCTGGCTGGATTGACGTCGAGCTGGAGGATGGCTCAACGCAACGGATTCACCGCGCAGAGCATTTTAAATGCGAGGATGGCGCGTTACGCACAGTCGAAGAAGCGTTAGAGGCTGGCGTGAAGCTGCCAATGGCCGCCGCTCGGGTGACAGTGTCACATCCGGGCTTATCAGAGACAAAAGCAAAGGAGATCTGGGATGCATTCGAGAAAAACGGGGCGTACCAGTTTAACAAATCACACTCTGTTGCTTATTCCTTAATCAGTTATCAGTCCATGTGGCTAAAAACGCACTACCCGGCTGAGTTTTTTGCTGCTGCGCTCACCATTCTGGGCGAGGACAAACATCAGGGGCTTGTGAAGGATGCTCTGACCTATGGCATTCGCGTACTGCCGCCAGATGTGAACATATCGTCGAACCGCATTGAGATCTGCACGCTGGAAGATGGCAGTCAGGTTCTTTACGCGCCCTTCTCTGCCATCAAAGGATGCTCCGAGAATGGTTGCCAGGCCATCATGCGAGCACGAGAAAAGGTCGGTGGCGCATTCGAGTCACTGGCGCAGTTCGAAGAGGCGGTAGAGAAGCGTGCGTGCAATAGCCGAGTACGTGAATCGCTGGACAAAGTTGGGGCGTTTGCATCCATCGATCCGGGCAGCTTGCCAGCCACCGCTCCGGAACGCCTGCGCGACCAGGCGGAGCTGATGGGCAATCTGGTAATCGACGCAGTGAAAGCCTCACGTCCATTTGAAATGAACCCCAAGCGCTCTGCTGAGGTCAATTTGCTTATGACGCGCATGGCGGCCGAAATGGGTTTAGGTGATGAGCTGATCCGCCCAAGCATCGGCATCAAACCGCAAATCATGGTCATTCTGGATAACGCGAACGGCAATGATGGGCGTACCGGTTACTTCATGGAGAACGGCTATGACGACTTCAAGGCCAAACTGCTTACTGCAGGCGACTTACGCATGGGCGATCTGTATGTCACCGGCGTATGTAAAAAGGTGAAGGACAAAGAGAAGGACTACACCAAAGATGAAATCGGCCAGTTCACCGACTTCATGCGTGAAGAGATAAACCTGGTACGTCCGACTTATGTGCTGACGTGTGGCAGCCGGGCGACATCACTCTTCAATAACAAGAGCAAACCGTCAGATCTGGTTGGTCGTAAAGAGTATCTGCCGGAGCTGGATGTCACCGTCTTCTACGGGTTTAACCCGAACATTTTGTACTTCCGTCCAGAGGAAGGAGAAAAGCTGGAAGCGATTCTGGCAGAGGTAGCGGAGACTATTAACAAATGAGCAAAGACACCACCATGAACGAGGCACAGAAGATTGCACAAGAGCTGGCGATCATCCCAGATGAGTTTCGAGATAAAGCAGTGGCGGCCACGCTGAAGTCGCAGTTCTGGGAAATTATTGATTGTCCGGTCACGTTAGATCTGGCGCTCGCGTTCGCCAGACTGGATGGGGTCGACAACACCAGCCGCTTGCGTAAATGCGCCAGAGCTTTGGCGCTAAAAACACAAGATCCTAAAGCGTGCGGTTATCTGCTGGCGATATACGAAGCTGACGATCCGCAAGCGCAGCTGGAAGCATTCAAAACGTTCCGCGACCGCCTGGTACTTAAGGTGGCCAAAGAGTTTAAGGAGGTGAACAAGATTGGAGATGTACGGCAGTACAGATTAAAACGCCAAACCAGGGTAACTCTGTCGAATATATTCGGTAGGAAAGTAGCATAAAGAAAAACCCGCCATTTGGCGGGTTCTTTTATGCACATTCAGCCTGGTGGCGTCGACGCTCGATAAGGGAAACAGCGATCTTCTCAATCTCTTCAAAATCTTTTGAGGCGCTGTTACGAAGCACCAGATTCCACTTACTCAATACGCGAGCATTATGCGCCAGCTCTGCGTTTTCTTTGAGGCGTCCATTCTTTTCAAGCCAGCTCGCTACATCAGCCCAATCCCACAGCGGAGACTGGCCTTTAATGCGCTGAATGGGGCATGGGAAGTCCCCGCTGCCGCGCAGACCATCTTTAAGCATCGCGATAGCCTGGCGTGACATATCTGTCATTTCTGCGATGTCGCTCAAGCCAACAAAGGCCGAGTCGACAGATTCAACAATCGCGCCAATACCGGCTGATTCGATGTTGTCGACCGCAGACGCAATAGCCTCATCAAGCGAATCGGCTTCACGGTCAAATTCAACATATACGGAGTTGCCATATGCGCAGATCAGCGCATCATCACAGCCGTTTTCGTACAGCGCATCTTCCAGTCCTTCGGTCTCATACGTTACGCCTGAGAGTGTCAGAGTGAAGTTATAAAGCGCCATAGTACCTCGTGGTTTAGTATTCAGAGTATTCTCTAGTTTGATAAGGGGCGGTTTGAGCCACCCCTTACAGAGCAAAATCAAGTGCAGTGATTTACTTTGCGCCTGATTTGCTTGGCATGGACTTCAGCACTTCGCGGCGTCGACCATACACTCATTTTGTGATCTCGGTGTTCACTATCTGGATCGCCACAGCGCAACTTGCAAAAACAGTGGGCAGAATCGCCCGGTGGAACCCAAACCCAGCCTTTACTTAGAGCATATTCAATGGCCGCTTGAATATGCTTGTTCGGATGTTTCTTCATTCGCCTCCGATGAATAATATACTATTCCCGATGTTGACATCTGTCAACGGCGAACCATTCAACCGTCCGTGCCACCATCCCGTTGTCGCACGCTGTCTACGGCCAGCTTTGACCGTTGGAAGGTTATCAGATTAATCCTCGTTTTTTGTCACTTGCCGCCCCGTAAACCTTGTTTTTCTTGTGTCATAAATTTCTGCGCCTGAATGCTTCATGGTAAAATTGATACAAATTAGTAAGCAGGCAATTAACACCATGAGCACCGAAATCTACGAAAAAATCATGTCCGATCTGGAGTTTGACCGGGACAACCTTGAAGACGTCTGGCGTCAGCAACCACGCCTTTTAATGGAGTACGGCTCCAGACTCGCCCAGGCAGAGCGAGAGGTAGGTGATGCGAAGCTGTCACTGGACGCTATTGAGGCAAAGATTTACGACAACGAGCGTAAGAACCTGAGCATGAACGGCATTAAGTTTAATGAGTCCGTGCTGGAGGCGAAGGTCAGAACCAACCCACAGTATCTTTCCAAACGTCAGAAACTGGATGATGCGCGGTATAAAGCAGACCTTTATAAGCACGCTGTGGCCGCCTTTTCACACCGCCGTGACATGATCGTCCAGGCATCGAAAATGGCCATCATGGAAATTGAGCGGCTGGGTGCCGAACGCTTCCACTCTCCCCGTTAATTTGTGCTAGATAGTAAGTAAGCACTGATCTATCATTCATCTCGCTCGAAAGAGCCACGAACAAACGAACGCCCAAAGCCTTACATCATAAAAATGATGACCGCGCTGGGCGTTAACCAGCTCGTTGCGAAAGACGCAGAAGCGGATGACCTGGCTGGAATGCTGGTCTCGCGCCTGGCTCCGCAGCCCACTGTCGACCACATCTACTTACTGACAGGTGATGGCGACTGGCTCCAGCTGGTGCGCGAAAACGTGAGCTGGGTAAGCCTTCGTGAAGACGCCAAGCACAAACAGGTGAACTTCGAACAATTCGCAGAGCTAACCGGTCTGCCATCGCCTCGCGCATTTCTGGAAGCGAAAGCGTTACAGGGTGACACATCGGACAACATCAAGGGTGTCGGTGGTATTGGCGACGGCGGCGCTAAAGAGTTGCTGCATGAATGGGGAAGCGTGGCCGCAATGGTACGCGGCATAAATGACGGCTCCATCGTCATCGACAAAGGCCGCTACAAGACCGCATTCAACAAGCTGGCAAAGAACGCGTTTAACGAAAAGACGGGCTGCCGAATGCTGGAGGCGTTTAAACGCAACATGACTCTGATGAACCTCATCGAAACGAAATTTCCGCCCAGCGAAATCGAGTCCATTAAAGGCGCGCGTGATGTTAAGGCGTTCGAACAGCTTTGCTACGAACTGAACTTCCGCTCGTTTCTGGAAGACCTGGACGTGTTCATCCTGCCATTTGAAAGGTACTGCTGATGCTGAAATCCATTATCAACGGTGGCGCTACCACCCCAACCATGCTGGCTAAAGAGATCGTGTTTTGCCACGGCGAGCACGCTGTTGTAGCACTGCGCAGCATTCTGGGTACTGCCGGTATTTCTGCCACTGAACGTGAGTATGCGTTGTTGAGTGAGCAGGTTGTGAAAATCCTTGCTCGTATCGCAAAGCACCTCAACCACGACTTAATCAATTTTGACGAAGCCGCTGCTTCGAAGCGTATTAACGAAACTAAAGGAATCTGATCATGGCTAAAGGAAAATCCGCTCTTGCGCTGGCACTGAAAAAGAAAATTGGCAGCAACGACGAAATTCAGAAGGTCACGCACTGGATTGACAGTGGCTACCCGCCGCTGAATAAAGCGATCTCCGGACGTTTCGACGGCGGCTTCCCATGTGGGCGCATAGTTGAGGTATTTGGGCCTCCGAGTGCAGGAAAAACCTTCTTAGCCACGGCGGCGATGATATCTGCCCAGAAGCAAAATGGTCTGGCCGTATTCCTCGACCACGAAAACAGTTTTGACGTTGGCCTGGCAGTGGCTAACGGCCTGAACGCAGATGAAGATGACGGCCAGTGGGTCTACAAACAGCCTGACACCTTCGAAGATTCGGTTGAGCTTATTGGCACCATCCTCAAGCTGGTGCGCGATGAAGAGCTAATTCCGGAAGACGCGCCAATTTGTATCGTGGCCGACTCGCTGGCGTCTATGGTGCCGAACTCCAAAGCCGAGAAGTTCGACAAGATGGCGGATGGCACCGCGAAGGACAAAGACCAGCTGAATATGAACGACAATACGGCGTTGGCGCGCGCGACGAGTGCGAACTTCCCTACTCTGGCGCTCTGGGCGAGGAAATATAACGCCTGCATCATTTTCTTGAATCAGGTGCGTACAAAGATTGGCGTGATGTTTGGCGATCCGACAACGTCTCCGGGCGGCGACTCTCCAAAGTTTTACGCGTCAGTGCGCATCCGTCTGGGTGCATCTGTCATGAAGGACGGCAAAGACAAGATTGGGCAAGACGTGGGCGCCGAGTGCATCAAAAACAAAGTGGCGACGCCATACGGCAAATGCTCATGGAAGTTTTACTTCGACCCAATCCGCGGTCTCGACGTCATCGAGTCTTTGGTTGAGTACATGCTGGAAGAAGGATACCTGCCAAAGAACGCCAGCGGCCGAGTAGAGATTGGCGACAAGAAGTTCACCAAATCGCAGATCGTCGACATGTACCGCGAGAAGTCCCTTTCGGAGATCATCGCAGCGCTGCAAGCGATTGACGAAAGACGTGCCAAAGAAACGGCACCAGAAATCGAAGAAGAAGTTGAGTAAACAAAGGGCGTCCATTGGACGCCTTTTTATTTTCATTATTATCACCATTAAGAAAACAATTTGTTTTCTAATCCAATAGATAAAAGTGACAGTGCAACGCCACCAGTGGCGACCAGCTGTAAATCAGGACACAAGCAATGAAGAACGTGAAAAAGCTGTATATCGCGGCAAACGCTGCGCTGGACGTGGTCGATAAAGAGATTGCAGAGGGTTATCCGCAGCCAGATTGGGCGTGTCAGTTAAGAGAGGCGATAGCGGAAATGAATGCGCCGGAGCCAGAGGAAGATGAAGCTGACTGGCAACGATTTATTCGAATGTATGCAGAAGAGATTGGCCCGACTCCTACAGCGGAGCAGGCGATGTTGCTTAAGTACTTTAAAGAAGCTGGCGACGAGCTGCCGGTAGACGACACCCCGTACTGGTTTCACGCCGCCTGGCGCAAAACAGACGTGCTCTTCAGCCGCTCGCTGGGCAGCAAAGACATGGTTGTCTGGCACCTGATGCACATCGATGAGGCCATTGACCGCACGCTGGAGAAGTTCTTTCAACCAACCTGAACAGGACGTTGTGCGCCGCATGGCGCACGTTAAAATAGATAACCACTTACCAATAAGGAGGAGCACATGAGAATTTTGGTTCGCATCTCAGCCAGTACTGACTATGACGTTTATCCTTTGTTTATGGTTAGGTGCGAAAATTTAAACGATGATGAGGTTCAGGCAGCTATACAGCGAAACCTTGTCGAATATACCGGCCAGTCAGCGGAAACTGTGTTTGTGGATGAAGATGGGATTTGCTGGCACGACGGCTGCTGCTGGTACATCGATGAGACAAGAGCCATAAGCGACGAAGATGCTGCCCACCTTGAGCGCATATTAGGAATCAGCACGTTTGACTAATATTTACAGATTCATTTGTATAAGTTAGCATTTACCTATTATGAGCAATTTAGCAAACACCCTGTTACTTATCGTGTCGGTCTCTTTTTTACTCGACTGCCTTTTCACCGGAGCCATTAGAAAGGCATTAGCCCCCGTCAATGGCACGGTGGTTAACATGCTGGCGATCATGCTTGCCTTTGACTCAGCGCTTGATGTAATCAGTGGAGCGGTAGCATGAAAACACGGCTTGCTCTGGCTGTTTTGCTCTTATCCCATTCCATTTCTGCTGACACTCGCATTTATGAGTGCGAGATGTCTGTGGCCGAAACAAAAAATGACACGCTGACAAACGTCGTTAAAGCGCCCTATGGAGCGATGGTTGTGGATAGCGGGGAGCAATTTTACATCGTTCGCGATGACCGCGTTTTGTCCTCTCCTTACCTTACAAGACGCGACAACAAACTGACCGGCGTCGGTGAGGACAAGCTTGTTTACAACAAATCAGGTGATAGCTACGGCGTTCACGCAAAGAACGCCAGTTACCTTTTCGATGACTGTAAGGAGGTTGGTTAATGGCGATGACACTGACAGGACTGGAAATCGAAAAAACGAGCGGCTACTGGCGCGCCAAAGGATTCAGGAAGTCTGATGTGATGGAGCGCCTGGAGCGTGAAGACGGCTTTATAGTCCACCAGCGTCGCGAATGGCGCATGTACGATCCGGAAAGCGGAAAGCTCACATCCACAGCACAAACCCTCTGGGGGCTGCTGAAGAAAATCATCTGATCCATTATCCACTATGGGAAGAACCACTTCCCATAGTGGTTATCTTGCCGTAGTAGCAACACAATTGCGCCTACCGCTGACAGCATACGTTTGTCTAAATTCGCCCCCTTTTTACCGCTGACAGCATATCTTTTAGTCGCTCAATTTACCGCTGACAGCATACGTTATGACCACAAGACAAGGTTTACCGCTCACAGCATATCCAAACATCACCTCATACCGCTGGCAGCATATCGGCGTTTTTTGCCTCTGTGGACGCTCTGTCAGGACGAGAAAACCAATCAAGTTAGTGAGTGCAAACCCTTATTTTATGCGGCTTGCGGGGTTAGTGACCACTGGGGAAGTTGTCGCGGGAAATGGGATCGACGAGGCGCGCAGACCAGATAACGGCGGGCTAATGAGCAAAATCGCCCGCTGATATCATACATTTTCTAAAAATTACCGCTCACAGCATACCTTTTTGCCGCTGACAGCATACTTTATGTGAAAAATACCGCTGCTAGCATACATTTTACCGCTGACAGCATATCAAAGGAGTTTCAGGCTGTTGGAGAGAATCTCGATCAGCTTGATGTTTTCGGGCGTCAGGTTCTGCGATAACTCGGTGATTTTGTTCACGAGGTTTTGTTTTGCATCGACACCAGAAGACGTGTTCTCGACCGGCTTATCCGGAAGTGCAGGCACTTCCTCTTTGACCGAAGAGGCTTTGAGCTTGGGATTGCGGCTGTGGATCTGAATATAAATCGAGCGGCCACGCTTAATCTCACTGTATTCGAGATAGCCCAATTCCTCCAGCGTTTTTAAGCCGTTGCGGATGGTCTGATTCTGCGAGCTGACGTTACGACTACTCAAATTTAGTCTGGCTCGAAGCCTTGCCAGCGATACTGGTGCCGGTTTGGCTGGAAGACTTTCGATGAACGTATACAGCGCCTGGGCGGTCTCTTTGCGCGGCAGCTTGTTAATGACTTTTAGCTGGAGCAGCACTTTGTGGTCGAAGCGATAGAGTTCGGCCAGCTTCGGCTCTGCATGAAAGATGATGGAGTCTTTTTGCTCGTTGTAATCGACGCTGTTCACCAGGTGAACCATCAGGAGCGAGATTTTGTTCGAGCCGTCGACGTTCTTTTCTTCATACGTGCGCTGGAAAGAGAGCGTGGTGCGCATGATCTTCAAGAGGCTGTTGGTGAGCCTGTCACGCAGCGTCTTGCGGATCTGCGACGACGGATAGCCGCAGAATTTGGCGAACTTGGTAATGCTCAACTCGACGCGGCCACTCGGCTCCCCGTACTCGGCCAGAGAGCGCACGACGCCGACCCACGTTTTAAAATCGTGATCCATATCCAGGCGTGGACCTGTTATCTTGATGTCGGAATACCCCTCTGAACGAGCAACCTCCAGCTGAACCAGTTCTTTTGAGGCGTCGATCTCGTTAGGTCTGTTCCGCTTGCTGTTCTTTGTTCCCTTTAGCGTGGGCACGAACAAACCAAGCCTCATCAACGCTATAGGCTGAACGGTATTGTTGCTGTTAGGAACAAGATCGCCTGTGTATAGTTCGAGGGATTCTTCTTCAAAATTATCTATACTGTCGTCTAACGCATTGTTTTTGGTTTCTTTTTTGTTTCGAGTGGGCATGTTGACACCTTTCCGCTTCCAACCGCTGACAGCATACGTTATTTGCCGTTGGCAGCATACCAAAAACAGATGGCAGCATATCGATTACCGCTGACAGCATACCTTTTACCGCTGACAGCATACGCGAATACCCCGTGAGGCCAGACGTGGCGCGGCCTGCGAGGATCGGGGATCTCTTTTGATCTATATAGGGATCTATACGGGATCTAATTAATAGGATCTACCCTGTGGATAATGTGCATAACCAAAACAGGCGTTTGCGAACATTGCCGCACCTCATGCGCTATGTTTGCGGCGAGCAACAATAACGTGAATTAAGAACATGGATCTAAAACGCACACGCTGGGTACGCCGCCTTGAGGATGGCTCCTACACCATTGAGTCAAATACCAACCTGAACAAGCAGAAGCTCCTCTGTGAACTGTGTGGCATTGCTTCCAAATGTCCGATTAACGAAGCGCGCATAAAACTACATGAGGCAGGCGCCCACTTTCACCTGAATAGCTGCATCAGATACGTGCCTCTGCTGGCATTTCGCAAACCGATCATCGGATTAGACGCGCCCTACTTCAACACGCTACGCTCTGGTGTGACATGGCGAGACCGCGTCGAACCTGGAAAGCTTGTTTGTCTGGTTGAGGCTGATACTGGAAAGATCATCCGGTTTGGCAAAGTGGACAAGGTATACTCCGGGCCAGTGGATGAGATGTTGCGTAAACACAGCCGCTTTAACCACCTGTGTATGGGTGGAGAGAAGATCGAGAAGGTAAGCGAGGTTATCCGCAAATCTTACGGGCACTTCCTCAAAGACGACAGCCTGCTGACAACTATTTACGTCAAACACCTCGACCGGGAGTTCGACACCGAATATCACAGCGAGGAAGAGCTGCATATTGTTGACCCACGCCCAAAAGCAGGAGTGATCGACATCAACATAGCGCGTCAGAAGCTCTCTGAGACGATTTAAATACAAAACCATGTCTTTGGATGGTAAAGAAACATCGCGTCTTACAGAAGCGTTTAGCGCTACAGGAAAATGAAGATGAGCGAACTTTATTCAAGAACAGCAATACTATCTGATATGCCTTTCATCATGGAAGAGTTCGAAGAGGGTGCCCGAAAAGGGCATTTCAACGAACTGAACCTCGCCGGCAAGGAAGGCAAAATGTTTGAAAAGCAGACCCGTCAGGCCATCATGATTAATGAGCAAGGTGGTTACTCCGGCCATTACATTTTTATTCTTGTACGGCGTTCAGATGAGAAGAGGTTGGGTTTAATCTGGTTCTGCCCAGCGCCAGATCCGCGCGGGATGCAAAGACTGGAAATCAGAGCCGTAAGCATCAATAAGGCATTTCGAGGAAAAGGGTATGGCTCAATACTTGTATCAGACATGCTTGATGCTAACACTCATCCCATGATGGCAAGGTGTTTAGCTAAGTCCTCTCAAATGGCCGAGATGCTGAAACGACGTGGCTTTACCCTCTACGAAACTCTTCCATCAGGCACACAGATTCTGCTTCGCGATCCCAGATAAACACTACGTCCCACAAAGGGGCGTTTAACGAGATAAAAAATAGGTATGTAATTACTTATATATTTTGCGATAATCATGTGCCTATACATTTCCTTATGTGCCGTGCTGACCAGATTGTTCGCCTCTCAAGCACGCTTAGAATTTGTATCAAAACAACCATAAAGGAAAAGACACATGACTGTTCCATACGGGGTAATTTCAGATCGAAGCCCGACAATCGCGTTGAAGTTGCTGACGGCAACACGGTGGCAAAAACGCTCGATTTCAAGTGCCAGCTCGATGCAGCGCTCTTCATTGGTCTGGCCTGCCAGATCTAACGTGTAAGCCACGACATCCAGCGGTGTGCGATCAATCACGAAGCCTTCCATGCCGCGGGTAATCAGCTCGATATGTTTGGCAATCTCCATTTGCACTTGCAGGCGTTCGTAAAGCGGCAGCTGCTCTCCCACTTTTACGCCAAGCTCGCTCATCAGCTTGCCGACACCGGCATCCACATAGGGGATGCCGTAATGCCGATCGATAAATTTGGCCAGGGTTGTTTTTCCACTGCCCTGGGCACCAGTGATCCCAATCCGGTAATCCATTACGACCTTCTGTAAACGATCTGCAAAAAGCCAGGCTCATCCTCACTCGCACGTTGGGTATAAGCCGTATCCACGGGTACAAAGCCTAAAGCGCGCATCATCTGCGCCGGGAAGAACGCGTCAGCCTCTGGCACGTCCACGCCAATGTGTGAGAGCCAAATTTCTTCCACATGCGGCATCATCACGGAGTAAATCTGGCCGCCGCCAATAACCCACACAGGATCTGGCAACGCCAGCACATCCTCCACACACGCGGGGTAAAACCCATTGGGCAAATAGCCACGAGAACGCGTCAAAACGAGATTGTGGCGCTCCGGAAGCGGGCGCTTGAGACTTTCCATCGTCTTACGCCCCATCACGACGGTGGCGTTTCTGGTGAGCTGTTTGAACAGCTTCAAATCGGTCGGGCAGCGCCAGGGGAGATCATTGCCAATGCCGATCTCGTAATTGCGGCCGACAGCTGCAATCATCTTCATTGGCTCACCTCATAAATGGTTGGTCGCTGATGGGACTCCGCCAGAACGGCACGCAGTCTTGGGTCGTGTATCAATGCGGCAATAAGTAAGTCGCCTTTGTGCGCCGCCAGCGTGCGTTTGACGTGGGTAATCCGGAAAAGCCGTATCCGCTTAACACTGCCTCAACACAGGCTGGTCAGATGATGGCGCTGTTTCCTGCTGTCGGCATCGCGACGCGTGATGGTGGAACGCTGACGCTGAACGAAGCGTCCCCGATCATCAAGAAATTTGTAACGGAGTACACTATTGGATGACGTCCCAGAACTAAATATAAAGCCCCCTGGGAGCTTCTGGATGCTGGGTAAGCCAATCCATACCCAGCATCCAGAAAACGCGTCAGAATGCATTTCCTTTGCAAATTCTGACGCGTTTTCTTTTGTTTGCGATTTGCTTTGCCAAATGAAACAATAGGTAAGCAGTTACCTAATGGAAAGAGCAATGATTGCAGCCGAAAAAATCAAAAAGCGAGAGCGAGATGCCTCTCTTCGAGACCTTTGGCGCACTCCCAAGTGGTTGTTTATCGCCATCCAACGATTTATAGGCACTGAGTTCGATGTGGACGTCGCCTGCAACAAGGATAACGCGCTGTTGCCCAACTACATCGGCGTTGAGCGAGATGCGCTGAAAAGCAGCTGGGGTGAGCCTGGCACCGTGGCATTTCTTAACCCGCCCTACTCCCGGATATCTCCGTGGATCGAAGCGGCCATTAGGGAACAGGCGGGTGGCGTAACGACAGTCATGCTGATCCCACAGTCCCTCGATACCCAATGGTATGAACGCGCCACTGAGTGCGCCAACGAGACCGTTATTCTGTCTGGCGGCCGTGTGGCGTTTGTGGAGCCGGATGTCGAGCTGGGGCTGGTGGAGGTCAACGTGAATCCCGGTGGCAGTATGCTGGTCATCTTCCGTGGGTTTTGTCAGGAAGCTGGGCATGTCATTAGCAAGATACCGCTGGCGGTGATGAAAAAGCTGGGCGGTTATGATCCTGCCAATGTCATCAGAAAGAAAAGACCAGTTAAGAAGGCAGCTTGATACCAGTCTGGGAGTGTTTCAGAACCTGCTTCCGTATATATAAATAACTAAGTACTAATTATTAATATATACAGAAGCAGGCTTTAAAGTCTGTGTTTCTGAACCCACTCCCAGACCGATTTGCACCTCCAGAACTCTCTGGAACCCCTCTCCAGACGCTTTAGAATCGTTTTTAAAGACACAGTAAGGAAAACTATCATGGCATACCCGACGAACGTCGTAGCGCTCGTTGAGAGCGATTTTCTGGCCAAAGCTCGTGACATGATGAAAGATCGCGAAAAGGCTTTCAGTCTGTACGAATGGTCACTCAAATGCCTGCACGCAGGCGAGCATCGCGAGTTGCTGGAGCAGCTCTTAGGCGAACTTATCAATGAGGTTTTTGCACTCAATGTCCAGCTTCATGGGCGAGATAATAACCAAACAGTCTGATAGGTAAGTACAAACTATTCAAAGACAGGATAGCCAGTGATAAAATCTCCGCGCTGGCAGATGTATCTGCCAGCTCGACCTGATGGGTGGGGGATAGCGTCACTGGCGTCAGGTTTAAAAAAAGCCCACTACCAGCGTAGAACCGGCACCGTTTAGGGGTTGGGGAAGGGGGAACCAAAGTGGGCAGAGACAAGGGTCACTTTATGATTGTCGAGTCTGGGATGTTTCGAGAGGTTGAATCCAGTACTCCCCTTCATAGAGTGTGGGAAGATCTCGGTTCTGGGGTGCTGTCATCCATAACTTCCCAAGCCTAAGCTGGCAGTAGACTTAGGTCATAACTTTTCAGGTTATGTAACGACCAGGTTGGTGAGGAATTTTTGTACTCACCTCCCTGGGAGAGTATTACCTGAAAAGACAACCTCTCACTTCGTTCGAGGTGAACTTCACTCACTTCGTTCGTTCAGTTCAGGGGATTTAAACCCTGTTCTGGGAAGTAAGTTTTTTTATTAATTTAAATAGTTTACACGCACGCGTGCGCACACGCGCGAGGAAAAAAAATCGTCGCGGCGCGCGTTTCTGGAGCCACCATGACGACGAAGACACCAGCCCGACAAAAAACTGGCTGCCGCCCAAAGTCCAAACGAAGCCACCACCATCCCCAGACCCGATTCAAAACTCCCGCAGTCGACTTCAATCCCCAGCTTAAAACCGTAAAAGTGTTCAGTGACGGCTCCTGCCTCAAAAATCCGGGCGGGCCTGGTGGCTACGGCATTGTGCTCCAGTATCGCGATGAAGAGCGCGAGCTGTCCGATGGCTTCCACAGCACCACCAACAACCGCATGGAAATGATGGGCGCGCTGATGGCTCTGGAGCGGCTCAAGTACCCCTGTAACGTCATTCTGTATTCGGACAGCCAGTATCTTAAAAACGGCATGACGCTCTGGATGAAAGGCTGGAAGCGCAACGGCTGGGTGACGTCAGAGAAGAAGCCAGTGAAGAATGTTGATTTGTGGAAACGACTCGATGCGGCGGCCAGTCGACATAACGTTCGCTGGCAATGGGTTAAAGGCCATGCCGGACATCGCGAGAATGGGATCTGCGACCGGCTGGCTAAGATAGCTGCTTTCGCCGCAGCGGATACCCTATACAAACGAGATCTCGGGTTTTTGGTTTAAAATGGTAAGTATGTATTTACCTATAATAATAAATCAGATATCTTATCCATCGTCAGGATGACGAAGCGTCGGTAAGACGCTGTTCCACTGATGGAACACCCAAAGGCGGCTGGCAATGCCAGCCGCAACTCTTTCTGTGATTACAATCCAGTGTAGGGAGGGTGAAACGTAATAAAGACATATATCTCAATCGAAACAAATAATTGTGCATCGCACTTCTTCGTGCGATCGTTTATTTACCGACAATGCCACGTCTAAAAGGGAAAAGACGAATGAGAAAGACTGTGTGGGCGGCGACTTTGTTGGCGTTAACCCCCATTTCATACGGCTATGCGACCATTGCCTCCACGAGCGCAGCCATGACCGCTTCTATCGCTGCGGCAAACGCCGCGAACGCCGCGAGCCAACAGGCGCAGAATAGCGTTACCCAGACATCTGCGGTAAGCGCACCCATCATACAATCCAGCAAGCTCAACCCTGGTTTCGCTACATGCGGTAAGCGAACCAATGAGTCTGTAGGTTCACTTGGCTGTGTGATCTCCGAACGCAGTAAAAGAAAAGAAGTGCCGTGGCGGCAATCGCCCGGCTATGTATTAGGCAACACCCTTCCAGCAAGCTACGACGTTAACGCCGTGTCTTTCGACCATTATAACGGCGTAGCTACGGTCTATTTTTCATACTGAGGTTCGTATGGAAGAGATCAAAAGACTGCTTAAGAAAGCACGCACTAACGCTGAATGCGGTGAGCATTTATCTCCAGCTGCAACAATAAAACTGATCGATGACGTTGAACATTATCTTGAAAAACACGAGACAGATGACGCTACAAATCGCCACCTGTACTTCTACTCAGCGCAAACAATCGATGGCAACATTTTTTCTGGGGTGGCGCAGCTAACCTGGCGCATAACCAGTTACGACGCCCTCCAGAACTTTAAGTACTTTTTAGGCGACACATTCGGCTACGAATTTGTATCAGTAGGCGCACTTTCTTATCTGGGGAGAGAGAAAGCGTAACGCTCCTTTAGTTAACCTTCTAAACAAATAAATAAAAGGCCACACTTGTGGCCTTAAACAAATTGTTTTCACCAACAAGTTATTATCCCACCCTTTAAAATTGTCCTTTTCTGAACTCACGTCTACTGTTTATATGTACAGTATTCAGGATGGCAAAAAGATCGGCGGCAAAGACAACAACTACCAGATCGTTTATCGCGGCGAGACGCTTCAGCGCCTCAAGCCAGGGCAATATGTCTTCTTTCAGCGGCTGAAAGAGTATGGCGGAGGATTCTGGCTGGGAAAAACCTACGAAGATGGCTTTGAGTTCGTGCTTGAGTGGCCAACTTCTCCGAGTGAGGGGCTGCTATATCTGATGTCACTTGAGCGCGTGGAGGCCAGCTACATGGAGTTTATCGACGATGTCGATGACTTCAAACTGGTGTAGCTGCTCCCTGTCTCTCGGTGAAGACGAGCCGTGTTGATGAAATCGGTGGGGTTATTCCTTTGACTCTTTTTCTAGCTCGACGATTTTAATCAGCACCTGACAGTATTCGCTTCTGCTTCTGATATTCAGGCGGGTCATTATGCGTTGTTTGTGTGTCGCCACAGTTTTATGTGACAGGCCAAGCCGCGTTGCGATGCCCTGAGTGGTGAGGCCTTCATGGACGCTCTGAGCGATCATGCGCTGCACCGGTGACAGCGGGTTTCTGTAGACGCAGGTGCGGCAACGTTTTTTGTAGCAGTGATTGCTGTACCGTTCTTTGTTACGAAGCACGGCCGAGACCAGATTGCGAAATTTGTTTACCGAATCTCTCTTATCGATTATCAGGATATTATCAAAACACCGAGGCAGCTTGTTAAATGTGCGCAACCTACTTGCATCGGTCATCATAACAATCGGGAACCTGGCGTCTCTTGCCTGAATGGCTTTCTCGCAGATTAGCAACTCATAACCCTCCTTCAGCATAAAGAGTGCGTGACAACGCTCGCATACTTCTGAGGCAATACAAACTCTCTTTGGCGAAGCTTCTTCCTTTGCGACTTCCTCGATTAAGTATGAAAGACCGAGGGCGAAATAACTGTCTTTGCTGTGTATAACAATGCGGTGCATACTGGTTACAAATGAAACAAGAACTAAATTTGTTTAACGTTTTATTGATAAAAACCACAATATATCAACGGTTAAAACAGATGAGCAATCGAAGAGACGCCAGATTTCAACCGTAGCGCGCATGTTGTCTGCCTTATCGCTAATTGGATAATAAAGCCCATAAGATAACAATTTGTTTAACGAGTTAACGAATCTGACAGCCTGGCTTTGTCTTCTCGTAACTGGATGAACGCGAGGGGGCGGAGTAAAATTGTGTGCGGATTGGTTTCAGCAATCCGCTGATAAAAAAAAGGATATTTTTATGAAGAAAACACTCATTGCACTGTTCCTTTCTCTCTCAGGTTTAGCTACCTCAGCGTATGCGCAGGACGATTTGTCCATCAAACAACTGGCGACGGACAAGAGCACAGAGGCTGAATACCAGAAAATGGTAGAGGGTCAGCATCTGCCAAAATGGGTGGCTCAGGGAGGCACAACCTCACCAGCTAAGAGCGTCAAGATCGCCGACAAAGAGTACCTGGTGCTGACTGCATGTAAGCCGCATGACTGCGCCACGCAACGCATCGCTGTTCTGTACTCCCCGGAAACGAAGATGATGACTGGCCTCTTCTCTACGGTTGATGAGCATTCCGGAAACGAGACGCTACAGTGGCTGAATATTCCTGATGAGCTGTCGATTAACGGGAAGACCGTCCTGTACGCGGCACTGTCCGGCAGCCTGGACAACCATCCGGACAACTTCAACTTCAAATAAACACTGAAATGGCGGGGAGTACCCCGCCATTCTTTTTAGTGCTCCACTCACTCAGGAACGAGACCTCATGAAAAAACGACTCATAGCTTCACTGCTGCTGGCTTTACCTCTCTCCTCTATGGCTGCGGGAGTAGGTTCGCTCTATTCCCAGGTTTCGCGTACCTGTGAACTCGGACTGACCGGTAACGGCATTCCTGATACCCAGCTGCCGTGGAAGGATAGCGCTAAGGCCAATAAGCTCGACCCAAAAATCGTCAAGGCTTTCGACAAGGCCTATGAAGCGAACAAAAACCTGCTGGCCGTGCCCGGCACCTGTGTCGATGAGGTAAGAGATAAATACAAAGAGCTGTATGGCGAAACCATCCCGGTTGAGTAATCAATCCGTTGACATTGGCGGTCACAATTTGAGGTTTTCTATAAGAGTCCGTTGATCGCCAATTTCCTCTCTCCACAAGACCCTTCAGCCCAGACGTGACAAGGCATTTAAGCCAATAACACCCATAAGAAAACAAATAAATAACACATCAAGGAAAAGTCAACGCTGCACCCTGATTTAGTCTAAGAAGTTGACGTTTTCGCACGACAGTTCTTATACCCCAATTTCTGCTCACCAGAACGCACTACACCGCGTTAAATGCCACAGAGTCGACTCATCACACCACCCGAAAACAGACACGCTCAGATGCGCTCTCGTTGCGTTATATGCACCATTTAAACAACTTGTTTTCAGGTATAAGAAAACAAATTAATCACACCAACAAGTAACCAACACACGTCATTATCCACAATACCCAAAACACCCACCTCTTCCTGTCAGGCTACCGAAAAGACCAACCTCTCTTCCCCAGGCTACCGACCACCCACCTCATCTTTCCAGGCTACCGCGGGCACGATTTCCTCATATGCCATTACCCAATACACGGATAACCACAGTCGCGACGAAACCCCGGACAAACCCAGACCATCACAGGAGCCGTCGCAATCTCGCTTACCCACCATTACACGGGAGAGAGTGCAAATTCCTGAATAGCAGTGAAGGCCATTACTTCATATGCGGAGAACACCAAAAGCGCCCTACTGCCATTACTCACACTTCCATCTTTTCACACAAACGAAGAGGAAGGCGCACCTGCCATTACTCCATACACGGAGAACAACACTCACCCAAACGACGAGAACAACCCAGACGAAAACACAGAGAAGAACCACACCAAAAAGAACAAAACCACATACGCCGGAAGAGAGAACAAACCACCCATTTCACCCAAAGGAATACTCACCCTATAGAGCGTTATCAGAGGGGAGATATGTGTCCCCGCAGCAGGGAAAATCACAGGAGGTATAAGTGGGAAGGGGAGGAGGGGTGTCGCTACTTTCTACGCATTTATTCAAGTCCTGATTTTTACCTCCCGTAACGCCTCCACCCACCCTACGGTCAGCCTCCGGGACATCCAGGGAAACGGTCACATCCCTCCCGGGAAACGGGAGCATTGCCGAAGGGAAACGGCTGGAGGTTTTCAGGGAAACGGTGAGACCCCGTTAAGGTGCGGCAGAACGCCTGCAAAACTCGCCGGTGTAACGAGGTGGCGCGCCGCGGTCTGGACAGCCTGAAAATAGCGGGACAGACATCGTCCCTTGAACGCAGCTGCTGATAGTCATTCTGTCAGACCACTGTCGGGCAGCAAGCTTTTTTAAGAGGTTTTCGGGAGCGACAGTACCCTGCGGCCACCAGCATCCGTTTCTTACCTCCGACCATGACTCTCACCGTAACAACGCGCTTTGTGGCCGTTTTCTCACTGGTATTATTTACACCAATAAGAAAACAAGTTGTTTACGGAGTGCGTTATGAGAAGTGCGATGATTGTTTCACTGAATGCGGGCCAGCCACATAAGGCTAAACCAGAAGTTGCCCACCAGCTGACCCTGCTCGATATCATCGCCAATGGTACGGCCATTCGCCTTTTCAAAGAGACCGTGGTCTCTGAAGACACCCGCACGCGATACGTGATGAGTATTCGCAGACCAAGCGGAAGAGGCTGGATGGCAAAACAGATTATCTGGCCAGCAGGAAAGCTTGAACAGGCTCTTCTGGAAGCAAACAAAGTTGCCCAGCAGGAAATACAGCGTGTATCTCTTCTGGCAACAGCCTGACATGTGCAAAAGCGATTAGTCGACATTACGACAGCCCCGCCATCCTTCGGGGCTTTTTTATTTACCCATATAACAAAACAACATGTTTACGCCGCTGTGTTAACCGCAGGCCAGAAATACCCACCTCTCACCGCCAGGCTACCTTCGGCACCCTCCAGTTCCCGCCAGGCCACCAGCAGCACCCATCACCAGACAATCACATCCACAACACACCAGAACAGCCATGTGCTAAAACGCAACACCTCGCGCTGTGAGCGCTCGTTATTGTGGGTGGGTAAGTATTGGGAAGCAATAAAACGCGTCATAGTGGCGCTTTTTAATGGGTTTATTTTCGTGATAGCTGGTGGAGAAGAGACAATAAAAAACGCGCCATTATGGCGCGCTTGATGTGATAAGCAGAAACAAAAAAGCGCCCATAGTGGGCGCTCCTTCGTTAGTTATGCTTTGAATGCTTCAGCGAGGTAGTTGTAGAAATCATTTTTGATAAAGCGATATTGCTGTGATCCGTTTTTCGCTGCGCCCATTCCTTTAATCTTCTCAACCAGTCCGAGACGTTCACACAGTTGATAAGCTGGTTGGCTTGCGTATAGCCAGCGTCTGGTTTCAGCTCGTTAACTTTTTTCGCTTCGTTCATCAAATCGTATACAGCACCATTTGTGAACGTGTCGATCTCATCATTAATCATTTCAATAAGAGCAAATACGCGAGAGCCAGACATATCTGCAACACTGTAAACACATTTGCCAGACTTGATAGACTTCACCAGGTAGACAAGTTTTTCCAGTGAGTAGCTGTTAGCCATTGCTTCGCGGAAAAAGACTTCTGGCGCTTGTTTGCTTGCTTTAATAGCGTAGTAGAAAACACCAGCTAATTTCTCATCGTTTACAGCGTTCAGCACGTTGTTGGTGAAGTATGCAAGCTTAGTAGTAGCAGCCAACATGTTAGCTTTATCTGCTTTAGTGTGGGTGCCATTCTGATAATGATTGTTGTAAGTCTGAGTAGCGTTATCAGCGTTAATCTGTAATTCGTTAGCGATAACTACAGCAGCGTCGATGATAGCTTTTTTAGAGATAGATACGTTAGACATGATTTTAATCCTTATGTAATATTGAAAACTTAATTAATTATTTATTTATTTATTTATTTATTTATCGTTAGCGTGTTTGCTTTCGATGGGTGTAATTATCGATATTCGGTTTTTTAATGCAAGTATTTTTTCAAAAAAATATAAAAAATTTTTCTTCAATAAAAATCAAAGTCTTAGAAATAAATCGCATTTGGTCGAAGGTGTTCCCTAAATAAATTCCCTGTTCGGTGTTTCGCCCTTATATATTTAATCGGGATGCGGGAAATAAATATAAAGGGGAGTGACACATAAAATAATAACCGGACTTAGCCGGTTATTACCCTTATAGATTTAAAACGGGATAATGCGTTCGACCCAATCGAACATAACGACCATCTTCCGACCGCCGCCAATGTTGAGCGTGACCTGACAAGCGTCAACGCCTGACGACACACCTTCAATTTCACGGCCATCCGCCATGTTGACCCTTATAGATTTCTGCGCCTGATGAGCCTGACGACAAATCTTGAAGAAATCACGGCGGGATGGCCGATTGTCCACATAGTCCGGATGTACAGCGATGCGGCCGGTGAAGTCGTGCGCTATACCTTCTGCCACACCTGATTCAATGGTGCTGATTCGCTCAAGTGGGAGCCTTATACGATTTTCCTGGTCGAACGGGGCAGGGCATAGGTCGACCTTATTGCGAGATGACATTAACCCCTGAACGTACATGCAGAACACCTGGCCATCTTCCAGCGTGACCCTTACAGGAATAAGGGATTTGCGCCAGAACATCAGGGCTTTCTCCACGAAGGAGTAATCGCGTGGCCAGACCTCTGCGGGTATTCCATATGTGATGTCTGTAACCATAGCCTTCTGTTTATTGATTACTTTTGCCTTATTATAAAAACTCTCATTGCACAGCCAGCAACCGCGCGATGTGCTCTGATTAGAATCATGAGCACATCGTGGTTCACGGTAAGCGTTTCAGGATCTCTTCCAAATCCTCTTTGGTCATGCCCGAGTTTTCATAAATCTTCATGACTTTTTCGCGCGCTTTTGCTGACGCTTCAAGCGACGTTGCGCTCTTGTCAAAATCGGCCATCGTCATGTTGCTCAACACCAAGTTAATGATGTCGGCCTTTGACAGCCTTATGTTGCGATCTCGCAGACGTCCCTGAAAGGATTCCAGTTTGTCGTTCGCCTTCTCGGTCAGTTGAACCTGACAGTGTATAGCGCGTTTGTCACCCATGCTTAATCTCTATTCAAAACAGTAAAATCAAAATTGCTACCTACCGGCAACACCCCCTCAGCGAATCCGGGCGTGGTGTCTATTATGTTCTTCCGCTCATAGGAGTGTGACATAAGATATTTGTTACTTATATCAATGAAGTCGGTAATGAAGCACACATTTGCCTGATTTTTCTTGGCTCGAAGACCACGCCCAACTCGCTGACGCATTTCGACCTCGGCCTTACCGCCCCCAGCCAAAATGACAGCACCCACGCTTGGAACGTCTACGCCGACGTCCAGTATGGTTGAGCCGATGAGGACATCTATCTTGCCCGTGGCCAGACTGTTTAACTTAGTCTGTCTGGTAGCCTGGTTGGACTCACCATAGATGAAATCGACTCGCAGACCGCTCTCTTTCATCATCTCCATCAGGATCTGCCCATGCCGTTTCAGACGCACCAGCGTCATGCAATTCAGCCCGTGACGTTTATACATGAGAGCCTCACGTACTATCGCTTCATTGCGTGCCAAATTGTAAACGATGCCCAGCTGATAGGCTTTCTGGTACGACGTACCCATACCGACCCGGAAGTTCAGATGTTTGGATGCAAGCTCCGACCGGATACGGACATTGTCCGGAGTGTATGCGATTTTATGATAAAGGAAGTAAGGTTTCGCAAGGATGCCTCGATCAATGAGGTATTTCTCCGTGACTTTGATCTCTATTCTGCCCGCAACGGCCATCAGGCGCATGTTGGCTTCGGTCGAGTCTTTCATGAATGGCGTGGCTGTCAGCGCAAGACGATAGTCGGCGTTTACGCAGAGGCGGGCGATATCGTAGAAGTTCGAGCCGGAAGATTCGTGCGCCTCTTCCAGAATGAGTAGCGAGACACTGGTAAGGAAGCGTTTTACCAGTTCCCGGCGCTTGAGATGGTGGTTCCTCTTCTCAGGCGTTGCGTCCCGCGGCGGCTCTTCAAGAAAACTAGCCAGTGTCTGCACGGTTGCCACGTTGATGTGGCGCGAGACCTGAAATTCACCCGAACCGATAACGCCCACTTTCTGACCTTTCAGCCACGGCTCTCCATTTTCAGCACGGTAGTCGATGGATTTCTGGAAATTCTCCGCCATCTGGAACATCAGAACGGAACGTGTGGTTAAAAACAGCGTCATCCGACCAATTCGGGCAGCTGCCTTGCACGCAACGTTGGATTTCCCGCCGCCTGTGGCAATCTGCGCAATCATCATCCCTTCGCGCACCAGCGTTTCCACTGTTTGATCCTGATATGCGTAGTCCGGGTTGTACGGGAATGGGTTAACTACCGGATTGGGCTTGCCAAGCGCCGGCGCTTTTTCCTTGCGTACATGCACGCATTTAATGCCAGCTTTGTTCAGGTTTGCTGCCACTGGCTTTGCGAATCCTGCGGGGAACGCATTTTTGCTCCAGTTGAACATCGTACTGGTGCCTTTCCAGTCACCGGCCTCAACTTCGTAGCTCAACATCTCCTGAACAAGTCGTTTTACATTGTCATCAGCGCCAGAAATAAGCGCATTGACCGCATTCGATACAATCCGAACTGTCATAAAGCTCTTTCCTTCGTGCCTTTTGTATGTTAATTGGCTATTATAGTAAGTAATTACTTATGCAATGGATTGTATCAGAAATATGGATGTGAAAATTACCATTATGCAGGTGGAAGTCGCCAACCTGCGTCCGAATCCCTGGAACACCAACTCTGTTGGGGCGCAAAACTTCGAAAAACTGAAAGGCTCTATCGAGAAATTGGGCTTTTTTAAGCCAATTCTCGCACGGGAGCTGGACGGCGGCTTTTTTGAGATCCTCGGCGGCGAACACCGCTGGCGGGCAGCGATGGAACAGGGCATTTCGACGGTTCCCGTGATCTCCGTGGGCAAAATTAACGACCTGGTGGCCAAACAAATGTCCCTCGTCGATAACGAGCGCTACGGCGAAGACGATCAGGTCGCTTTGCAGCGCTTAATCGAGGAAATCCAGTCCGAAATTGACTACCGGCTGTCTGATATCGCCCCGTATGACGACGAAATGGCGGCCACTCTGGCCAAAGCGTCAATTATCGATCTTGAAGCGCTGGAAGCGCTGTCTCGTGGCGATGATGAGCCAACCGAAACAGATAAACGCGAGAAAACCGAGCGGGTTGGAGCGGAACACCAGACGATGCGCTTCAAAGTGACTTTTGACGCGTCGGATCGGGTCGCGGAGACCATTAAAAGCATCATCAAAGCGCAGGGCATCAATACCGGCAATGAAATGGAGAACGCCGGTGAAGCTCTGGTGTGGCTGGTCGACGACTACAAGGAGCGTAACAAATGACCAAAAAGTTCGAAATCGTCTATCGAAACCCGGCCGAACTCATCCCGTATGAGATGAACGCCAAAAAACATGACGAACAGCAGATCCGCGATCTGGCCGCCGCCATCAAAAAGCGCGGTTTTGACCAGCCGATCACGGTCGACAAGCATGACGTCATCATCACCGGCCACGGCCGACGTGAGGCGGCACTGTTGGCTGGTCTTGATCGCGTGCCGGTCATCATTCGTGACGATCTGAGTGAAGAGGAAGTAAAGGCGAAGCGTCTGATGGGCATACGGCGACGATCCAACAGCAGGCACAGGCAATCGCCGATACCAACAAGAAGGTCTCTACCGCCTGGACATTGAAAATGGAAACCGCGGCCAGTGGTGGCCAACGATACGTTGCCGGTATCGCATTGGGCATCGACACCACGGGATTATCTCAGTTTCTTGTGCAGGCAGACCGCTTTGGTCTGGTTAACTCGGTCAACGGCCGTATAACCACGCCCTTTGTCGTGGAAAACGGTGTGGCCTATATGAATGGTGCCTATATCAAAGACGGCACCATTACCCATGCCAAAGTTGGCGATCTCCAGTCCACGAACTTTGTTTCTGGCCGTTCTGGCTGGCGGTTAGGGAAAAATGGCGTTCTGGAGATTAACGGCAGCAGCGGCGGCCACGGTCGTCTTGTGATTACCGGTCAGCGTATTGACGTGTATGACGACAACAATGTGCTGCGGGTAAGGCTGGGACAGCTCTGATGAGCTGTGGGACGTTCGAGTTATTCACACGAACGCCCCTTCTCATTACAATAAATAGGCTATTTATCAATAGGTTAAATCATTTAATTATAGTGCGTTAATGTTTTGTAGATGGGTTTGGTTATTAGTATGAGTAAACAATTTGTTTATCCACTTATGATAGCTCTTTCGCTTACGGGTTGTGCGGCAAGCAATGTAGAGAAAGTCGACTGTGTCGCGAAATACACTACCGGAACATGGCCATCGGAACAGCGTGCTGTCCAGATTACTGAGCGTCGTGTTGATCGGTTTGGCAACGTCTGGGTTCATCCCAAAAGCGACCTGATTTTGCATTTTTATGGCCGCTGGCAGAAAGAGGATTTGTTCACGGAATATCAGTGCAGAGATACAGTGAAATAATAAGTAAAGGGCATCATATGATGCCCTTTTTAGTAAGTATGTGAATACTTACTTTTTTGCGGTTTTATGTTACAGTTTCCTGACTATCAAGGATGATACAGGGGGCAATTTTGGCTTTTGGTGGAAGAGTGTGGAGCGAGAAGGGGACGAGCTGGGTCGACCTTGTCCAGCCAACCTGGGTTCTCGATTTCCGACACGGCATGTCAGGAAGAGGATCGTTGAAGTATGCCATAGACACTTCATTGTTTCATTTAAAAGTCGTGGTGCTTAATTACACCGTTGAGAGGAAACAGTCACAGCCGTCGTTCTCCATATCGGGCGGCACCGTCTCTTACTCTCTGCCGTCAAGTTGCACTTTCCTCGTTTGCATGGAGGCAAACTAAATGGCGCATGGCATCAAAATAGTTAACGGCAACGGCAAGATATTCGCGACGCCGGAAACACCCTTTATGCACATGGCGTACAAAAAGTCCTTCAGTGTAGGAAACATGGCTTTAGGCAACAAAGCAGTGGCCTACAACACAGGCATTCCTGCTAATGTGCGCATACTCTGCTATGCCAGATGCAGCACGCAGACGTTGTTTTTTGTCGTCCCTTACCAGTCCGGAGGGACATGGTGGTTCAAAATCAACTCCTCCAAAGCCGTATCAGGGGCATTTTACATTTTTACCAATCAGATCCCCCCATCGTCAGGCGGCTGGGGGCTGGATATGTTTAATGCTTCCGGGCAGCGGGTATATTCCACTTCAACCAAGCCGTTACAGAATTTACAGACGTCACTGAGCCGCAATGGGGTAAGAACCTTTAAGACAGGTTTTCCAACGGCTGCCATAGCGACACCCTGTGAGTATTGGGTGCAGCCCATCAAAGGCGGGCTTGAGGTGCAGCTTTTCGTTGCTGCGCCATGTGCGACCGGAAACCAGCTCGATCTTACAGCCGTGGGGACAGGGATTATGCCCTCATCGGAAGGGTTTAGCTTTACGGCGTTTGGTGGAGTGGTTAACTACATCAACGCCTCTTTGTATGACTGATGTTGTAGGTAAGGGAATACCTACAAGTTTGTGTGAGTAAGCGAGCCTGGCTCGTGTAATAAGGAGAAACTATGTGGTACAGGGAAGGTACTATCACGTTTACACAGGGAAGTAATACCCTAACCGGCACCGGTACGTTCTGGAACGTCACCGCGAATGGCGTACTGCCTGGCATGATTGTTGTCGGCCCAGACAACAAGCTCTATGAAATTAAGCACGTTCTGGACGACACCAATTTAACACTGGTAGAGCCATATTCCGGCGAAACCCAGACAGATGTCCCGTGCCGCATTATCACCACTTATGAAGGCGATCTGACGCAGTTCAGTGCGCGATTTACAGCGCTCATGACCCGCATGTCTGCGGATTCAAAATCGATGAGAGGTTGGCTGACCGCTCTTGATGCTGTCATCATTGAGCGAGAAGACGGTACAGAGGTAACCGTTAAGCCGCTTATGCAGATCGTCAATGAGCACAATGCCAACCTTGAGTGGTACAAGGAAAACAAGGAAATCCTTGACGCCTCGGCTGCCGGTGCCAAGAAATCAGCGGAAAGCGCCGCAGCAAGTGCGGTAGCTGCTGACGGGAGTGCCAAGCAATCAGCTGCGAGTGCTTCATTGGCTTCAGAGAAAGCGAATGCGGCCAACGTCAGTGCGGTCGCAGCTAAGTCGTCGGAAACGGTTGTCTCTGAGAAAGCTGCCGCGGCAGAGGCTGCAAAACTGGCTGCGCAGACAGCTGAATCTAATGCTGGTAAGCAAGCAAACGCTGCCGCGGGAAGTGCCACGCAAGCCCAGCAATATGCCACCAATGCGAAAGGGGAAGCGGATCGGGCACAGACAATCTCGAATGAGATTAACTCAACAGCTGACAAATTCCTTCAGAAAGATCAGAACCTGGCCGACATCCCCAACCCCGGCGCCGCTCGTGAAAGTCTCGGTGTTGAGCGTGTCACGCAAGGCCCGACATCGACCGCGCTTGGAAAATCTGGAGGCTCTCGCCTGTTTGTGTTCGATAACGGTACATGGGGTGCTCTGAACGGTTATGACGCCTATATTCCGCTTGGCGTGGCGCAGGGAGGGACTGGTTCGAATAATACAGCTGGAGCAAGGTCGAATCTCGGCGTAGACAGGCTTGAAAATGCATCAGAAACCAGGACTGTACTGAGAACAACATCTGATGGATCTTACTTGCAACTTGAAGCCGCTGGGCGTTGGGGGGTTTACAAGCCGGACTCAGGCTGGGTTCCGCTGGCAATAGGTAACGGCGGTACAGGCGCTAAGGATGTGGAGGAAGCCCGAGCAAATCTCGGTCTTAGTTCTTCCCACAGTGTTGAATTTAATATGATTAAAGGTCGTAGCGATGTTGGCACAAGCAAGGTTTCGGATGACGCAGTTCGAAGTAATGCAATCTACACCAATATTATCGGGAGCGATGGTAGCCTAAGAGCGCAGGCCGAACTGTGGTGCGACACTGTCAACGGGGTTGTGTCACTCGTTAGCCGAAGTCCGAGCGGGCCGCGCTTCTTTACCATTCGGTCTACCGGTGAGGTTGAGCCGTCTGGTCGCATTATGTCTGGCTATGGTGCTGAGTTTAAGCATAACGGTGAAGTTTTAACACTTCGCCCAACGGGTGATAATCAGGCCACTTACATGCTTATACGTGCTAATGACGGTTCCAACGTTATGCTTGTTGGAAAGCCTGGCGCAAATGATGACACTGTTCTCTATAACTACAAGCATGGAACAAACATTTTTATGCAGTCGTCATGGGGAGGCTGCAATAAAAACTGGTTCGGGGCTACATTAGAGTCAAGGAGTGGTTATCTAAACTCGAAAGTCTCAACACCAAACGCCAACGCTCACGTCTACTTTATCAATAGCAATGGCCGAAATCGTGGCGTAATTTATGCACAGCCAATTGAGGTAAGTCAGTCGATAGTAATCAGGTCGGACAATAGCGCTACAGGTGCGTCTGGTCAGTATTTTTTATTCAATGGGGGTACCGGAGAGGCAAGAGCGGCCAAGTTTACCGCGACCTCAGATGAACGTGCAAAATTCTGGATTAAGCCTGTTACCGGAGCGCTGGATAAGATTTGCCAGCTTAAAGGCGTAACTTATTCAATGCACACCACAATCCAGAACACGGTGAGAAATGCTGGTTTGATTGCTCAGGATGTACAAAAGGTACTGCCTGAAGCCGTGTCTGTTGGGCAGACTGGAAGCACGCTTGATAAGAATTGCTTTGAGGTTGAAAACCCATTAACCCTCGACTATAACGCGCTGTCAGCGCTGTATGTCGAAGCATTTAAAGAAATGAAGTCAGAAATGGATGCTCTCAAAGCCGAACTGGCAGAGGTGAAAGTGAAAGTCGCCAGCCTCACGGCTTCTGGGGAGATCCCTATCAGCGGATGATGAACCAGCAGCGGCCCTCCGGGCCGCGCTGTAATCGTGCTCGATCATGAAAATACATTCTGCCGCTGCGACTGATGGTCTCCGGTGACTTGACCTATCTTCTGCATGAAGATTCTGTATTTATGTACAGCATTTTTGTGGGGGCGAATATACCAATGCTACTCAGGTGGCAAAATTTATTAGCTTTATTGAAAATTCATCGCATTTAATGTTCGTTGATGCATTTAACATTATAAATACCGTCATGTTTATATGGAGCTATCAGTAGGTAAGGTGTAATGTTCATTTCTTTTTTCCCAAAGCCACCACTCTTTTTTATTACAGCATTAATTTGGGGGCTGACAGCAATCGTTGTATGGCAGTCTGGAGGGGAAGAGTGGGCTGCCCATATTGTAGGAGTATCAGGAGATTTGCCAGTTAACGTTGCTCGTTTCTGGTCATTAGATTTCATTGTTTTTTATATATATTATTTTGTTTGTGTAATTTTATTTGCATTATTATGGTTTCTTTTTGCACCACACCCCTGGCAATATTGGTCTATATTGGGAACGGCGCTGATTATTTTCGTCACATGGTTTATGGTCGAAGTCGGTGTTGCGATTAATGACTGGTATGCTCCATTCTATGACCTGATACAAAACGCATTAAGCTCTCCTAATAAAGTTACCGCAGAGCAGTTTTATCAGCAAATATATTCCCTTATGGGTATAGCACTTACCGCAGTAGTAATCGGTACGCTCAATGATTTTTTTGTCAGTCATTATATATTCCGCTGGCGTACAGCCATGAACGAGTATTATATGGCAAACTGGCAGAAATTGCGTCATATCGAAGGGGCTGCTCAACGTGTTCAGGAAGACACAATGCGTTTCGCCTCCACATTGCAAGATATGGGGGGAGGGGCTATCAACGCAATTATGACTTTAATTGCATTTTTGCCCGTACTTGTGAATTTATCCCATCATATCCCTGAGTTACCAATAATTGGCAATATTCCGTATGGCCTGGTGGTTGCTGCCATTGTCTGGTCATTATTAGGTACAGGGCTGCTTGCAGCTGTAGGTATTAAGTTACCCGGACTGGCATTTAGAAACCAGCGTGTCGAAGCGGCTTACCGTAAAGAACTGGTCTATGGTGAAGATGACCCTTATCGAGCAACACCGCCAACAGTCCACGAGTTATTCAACGGAATCCGTAAAAGCTATTTCCGTCTTTACCTGCATTATATGTATTTCAATACTGCGCGTATAATATATCTTCAGGTTGACAGTGTCTTTGGAATATTACTGTTGTTCCCATCGATTGTTGCTGGTGCGATCACACTTGGCCTGATGACACAAATCACCAATGTTTTTGAGCAGGTTCGCAGTGCTTTTCAGTATCTGATTAACTCATGGCCAACTTTAGTAGAGCTTATGTCCATATATAAACGGCTTCGTCGTTTTGAGTATGAGTTACAACAAACAAGATAGGCACACGCTTATCGCAAAAATTCAGGATACTGTGCAAAGTATTGTTAACCCTTCACTACAATGCTTTGTAAGCGCTGTGCATTGAGGCATTTGAGGAAGTCAAAACGAGACGTCACCTTCCTAAAAAGAAAGTAAGTAACAACTTACCTATAAAAATTGGTTGTTTTGTGTTATAAATCTGCCATCCGGTTTGACTATTCATGGAGGAGATAATGTCGAACGAGATGGCAGGCGTAACGCCTGAGCAGGTTGAACGCATTGCCGCTATTGTTGCGCGTGAAGTCGTTGGCAAATTAGGCAAAGAGCTTCGGGAAGAGATTGGCCAGGAGGTCAATGATCAGCTCAAAACCTACTTTGGTGATATGACTCCCGCGCAACATAGCATCCAGCACTCCAACCTGGACAAACTTCTAAACCGGCTTGACGCGCTTTCCAGCGGGGTCTTTGGCGACATTGTCTCAAAGATAACGTCGTTCCTGATTACCGCGCTGCTGCTGGGTCTTGCCGCTTATGGCGTTAAAAATGGACTTCAATAAGGAGAGCAAGGATGAAAACTCCGAGAGGTATTCGCAATAACAACCCAGGCAACCTCGACCGAGGCTCGCCGTGGCAGGGTTTGGTTAACAACCCTTCTGAGCCGCGTTTCTGTACGTTCAAAGACCCTGTTTGGGGAATCCGGGCGCTGGCGGTAACGCTCATCACCTATCACGACAAGCGCCGCGCCAAAGATGGCTCAAGCATCGATACGATCCGCGAAGTCATCGAGCGCTGGGCACCGCCGAACGAGAACGACACCGCTGCTTACATTCGCGAGGTCGCTAAAGCCGTTGGCGTCACTCCGGACATGGTTATCGATCTGCATGACTATGACACTCTGCGCCCACTGGTGGAGGCAATCATTCGTCACGAGAACGGCCGCGGTCCACTAAAAACCCTGAACAGCTGGTACGCATCCGAAGTCATCGAAGAAGGCCTGCGCCGCGCCGGTGTGGTTAAGGCCGTTAAGGCGGTCAAAGCCCTTCCTGTCACCAAAGAAACGGCCGGTGCCACCGTCACTGCTGGCATCGGTCTCGCGCAGCTGGCAGAGGTGATACCGCAGATCTCCGCAGCAATGGATAAAGCGCAGGGCAACATCACCAGTGGAGACACGGTGCGCATCATCTTCGGCGTTGCCACCATCCTTGCAGCGGGGTTCATCGCCTGGTCGCAGGTGTGCAAGTACAAGAAGGGGATGGCCTGATATGTTCGGCAGCCTGTTTTTAAAGCTCAAAATTGCTCTGATTACTCTGGCTGCCGTTCTTCTGGTGCTTGTTGGCGCATACACAATGGGTGGACGAGCGGCCAGACGAGCAGTAGAGGAGAAGGCAAAACAGGAAGACAGAGAACGGCTTCAAAATACGGTGGACGTCGGGAATGAAATTACCAATGAGTTGCGACGGAAGAGCGCTTCTGCTGTTCATCGCGATCTGCATGACAAATGGCTGCGTGATTAAGCCGCAGCCCGTTGGCGTGCTGTTCTGTGATGTGGCCAATCCGGTTTACGTCAGTCATAACGATTTCATGACGGAAGAAACGGAGCGAGAGATTTTAACGCACAACATGCTGGGGGAGCGGTTGTGTAAGTGGCAGAGCAGACTGGATCAATGAAAAAAAAGCCCCTCACAGGAGGGGCTTTTCTTATTCGTCTTCAGACGGTTTCTCTTCAAACAGTGTCTCAATGCTCTTCGTTGGATAGAAAAGCGAGTTGGCGTTTTCACCCTTCAGAGGGATAAACCCCAGATTCTGGTAAAACTGCCTGGCGGCCGGATTTTTTGCATCCACAAACAGAGCGTAGATACCAACGGCACGAGAAGCCTGGTAAACCACTTTCATGGCATCTACCACCAATTCTTCACCTTTACCTTGCCGTTGAATGCTTTTGTCTATCGCCAGACGTCCGAGCGTAACGCTGGGGGCATCAGAATAAGGCATCTTCCGCTGCTGCGTGTTGGATGGGAGCGTTTGTCTTGCGAAACAGCTCCCCGACAGCGTGTAAAACCCTTTAACTTTCGGTATCACGTCTTTGGTCAGAAGCAGATAACCGCGCAATATACGCCCGCTGTGTTGCTGTGCAAGGCGATTTTTAAGAAACTCATTTAGAGATGCTTCGCCACAGTCGAAGTCTGAGAAGTCGTATACGGCTTCTTCTGAAAACATCTCAATGGTCAAGTCGGCCACGTCTTACTCCATATTTTGTAGACGCTTGGCAGCTCGTTTCAGCCTTTCATTCGGTGCAGGCGGGTTACTGAGAGCGTTCATTACCAGATTCCAGGACTCTTCACTGAGGATCAGGCGACGATGTTGCTCTATCACTTCCGCAGCACGTTCAGAGGCACTGGCAACCATGAACTGTGTGATAGTCTGGTTGGTCATTGCCGCAGCTTCTTCGATCATGCTCTTGTCGTCGTCGGTTAATCTGAGATCGATGCGCTGTTTTTTCAGTGCGGACATGTGCTTACTCCCGGCCTCATCCCCTTGTCTGGCGAGGCCACTCTTAGATATAAATAAATGATATAAAAGTATGATATAGAAGAAATTTCAGGATCAAATCAAAGAATAATGTCAGCTCTATAAGTAATTAGTAACGACACTTAGTCAATAAGATCGGGCTTCACAAAAAATCATAGCATCATCAAATTTAAATTCGGTCCGACTCATCATTTGTACGGAGTCTTTCCGTACACACAATATAAGCTCGATTGCTTAAACATTCAACTGCTGTTTTGCGAGTCTCTGCAAACCCCTCTTTGCCTATCATTTCACCTTTACACCGTAGCCGTAGGCATTTAGGCTATATCGCATATAAGAAAACAAGTTGTTTCATACGACAATAATTCACGCAAAGGGACTCTCCAATGACCAAAATCATTGTGGTTGGCGGCACCAAAGGCGGCCCAGGCAAATCCACCGTTGCCCAGCAAATTGCGGTATGCCTGAAAGTTAAAAAGAAAAAGAAAACGCAGGTCACTGACATTGATATTCAGCGCACCACGACCAGCTGGTGCGAAGACCGTCGCCAGAATGAAGACCTTGACCTTATCCCCTTCGCCTACGTTCAGGATGACATCGTTAAGCACCTCAAATCGCTTCAGGGGCGCGTCGACTATGTTGTAGTGGATGCTGGTGGCTTTGACTCCGAAATCCAGCGACAAGCGATGCTGATGGCTGATGTCATCATTATCCCTCTGCGTCCTAAGCGTCGTGATTTAAAATCGCTGCGTGACATTGACCCGATTGTCGACAATGTGCGCACGGTGAATCACAAAGTGAAGATCCGCGCGGTCATCAACCAGTGTCCGGCTCTGCCTTCACAGGTATCACGCATTCTGGCCGCCAAAGAGATTGTCGAGACGTTCGGCATCGAGGCTGCACCCGTGAACCTCTACAACCGCAACGTCTATGACGATGCAGAAGAGGCTGGTCGTTCTATCTTTGAAATGACCGGCTCGGAGCGCGATAAGAAGGCAGAAGCCGAGTTCGAAGAGTTCGTAGATTACATCCTGAGCCTGGAGGAAGAATAATGTCCATGAAAATGGGAGACCTTGCAAAGCGCAAAGAGCCGGAAGCCACGGCCAAAAGCAGCACCCCGTTGCGCCAGCCAGTCAGACCACAGGGCCGCCCGACTCGTGGGAAAGAAAAGATCAAGAGCCGCACCATGTCGCTGGAAGATGAATATTTCGAACTGCTGGAGATGATGAAGTTCATCCCTCGCTTCGAGAAGTTCACTCGTTCTGATGTGATCCGCGCTGCCATCTTCCATCTGGCAGAAAAGTCGCCGCAGGAAATTGAAGAAATCGTGAAGCTGAACGAGGCGATTACCGCTGCTGATGTCACAATGCGTACCGACGAGATCAAGCGTGAGCTGATGAAGAAAGGTTAATATAATGAAATTTCTGAATAGACATTTCGGATGGATCGTAGGTCTAATGTTAGCCATTATAGCCGCCGTGATCTTTGGAAAGGTTATGGGGTTTTTGGGAATATCAAACCAAGGTGTCATTTCTGTTATTGGCTCAATGATAGGTACGGTATGTGGTTTTTTGTATCGTAATACATTGAGTTATATAAAATCAGAAGAGTACAGGATAAAATTACAAGAGATAAAAGCAAAACATGAAAACAATTTAAAGAAAGAGCAAGAGTCTTTGAAAAGGAAAACTATTTCCGAGCTTTATCTTTTATATGAGAAAAAAACCTTCCTTAAGGTTAAGTTTTTATCGGTGCTGATGATTTTTCTCGGTGCTTCAGTGGGTTACTTTTGGGGCTTTAGCCCCGTTGTAACTATTGTCGGGTTTGTGGTCTTTGTTTTACTTGAACTGAAAGAGCGCGTTCTGACATATCGTATTTCCAAAGGGTTTTACGGCAACAATAGTACAGAGGCTATACAGCTTTTAAAGTTCATTGAAAATAATATCGACAAGATCGATGATGGTGGCAGCGGCAGAAGGCGTAAAATATTTAATACCCCTGCCTCGGAAGAAATTCCAGGGGAAGAATTGGGAAAGGGGGTTTTGGATGCCAGATCATGATTTCTTAAGCCGGAATTTAAATCGGGGAATAGATATTCTGTTTTTGGGCTATCCGCTTAGAACTGCTTTTGGAATAATAATTGGCGCTTTGCTTTGGGTTATTCTTCACATTTTAACCCCTTTCCTGTACGCCAAAGGGTTTGTTGTAGACTGGGTATACAACACTGGTTGTTTTATCCTTGGCGTCTTGGTTATGAATGTGAAAACCATTATTGAGGCATTCAATGGTGATGCGATCAGCGAGAGTTACGGCAATGCTTTGAGAAACATTGATAAGCGACAGGATTTATCGGAGACTCAAAAAAGTTACTACCGCAATCTGTTGCTGAATCAACACATTTCTAGTCTCACAGAAAAGCAGATGCAAGAAGTTGAACAAAGAGTTATCGAAAAATAGATAAAGGATTTTTATAACCTGCTTCTGTATATAAATACTTAGTTACTTATTATTATTTATACAGAAGCAGGTCTTTTCTCAGCTGTCTTCCCAGACACATTCCCTTCAGTTGCTACTTCCAAAAGCTGTCTCCAGTCGTTATGATTCGCTCACTTTGATAAGTAAGTGAATACCTACAACAGCAAATCACATGAGCCAGATTTTCTTCAACACTGTTGATAACGACCAGTACGCCTTCATGAAGGAGTGGGACACCGCAGTTATGGACAAGTGGGTTGCCGAGAACATCGGTCTGTCACGCTGCCAGAACGAGGCAGAGCTGTTCGAAACTAAGTGGTTCGATTACCGGGACATGCACCCACTCATGGCCACGTGCCTCTTCACTGAGGCATACAAGCGCCAGTACTCCTACATCATGCTTTCACATGGCCGTGAGCACTTTGAGACCGCGCCGTTTACCACTGGACTAAAACGTGTGCCGTATCAGGAGCTGTCGGTGGCCAACAAAACGTCGCTCTGGAAAGCCCGGCAGTTTGCCGACCAGTATTGCTGCTCATACGACTACTTCATCTCTACAGTTCTTTCCGCAGCTGCGTGCCGCCTGTGGAACAAGTTGCCACGCCCACAGCACCTGTGGCAGCCGGAGCTGATCGAGATTTTTGAAGAGAAGTTGGCCAAGCGTTCGCAAACCCGTCTGGACGACTCTCTGGTGAGTTTTAAGCATATGGGAGACATGCAGCATGACCCCATTCAGGAACGCTATTTTGAGTGGGTTCTGGAGCGTCTGCATGGCATCACCCGAGACAAACGTATCCGCATCATCTTCTCCGCTGTCTGGCTCATGGAAATCGTCCCTGAGCGCGTAATTTTCGCCCACTTCCCGGAAGAACTGGAAGCAGCACGGCGATTCTGTTGATCCCCGATTTGGTTTTTTTAGTATTAGAAAACAATTTGTTTAAGCACCAAAGGAAAGCACATGACCGAACTTTGCCACACAGGACGAGGGCTGTCTGAAGAGTTCGACGACGATTTTCAAAACCGACTTGCCGCCTATTTCTGTCGCGACCATGAGTTTTTAACGCGTGCTGGCGATCTGGTTGCGCCCAGCCAGTTCTCCAATGCGGCCAATGCCATTCTGGTCAATATGGTTTCGAACTACTACCGGATGTACAAGAGCGCGCCATCATCAGCGGCCATCCTCGATATGCTCAAGCGCGCGAAACGCGACAAGACGGTACGTGAAGAGCTGTTTCCGGACGTTGTTGAGGCGTTCAAACGGATTCTCGCAGAGAAATTGTCTGATACGGCCTACATGGTCGATCAGGTGGCCACATTCGCAAAAAGCGTCGCTTTCGACGACGCACTCATTAAAGCGGCTGAAATGAAGGAGAAGGGCGATTTTCAGGGCGCGATGGCGATCATGGCCCAAGTTCAGCAGATTGGCTCGAACGAGGCTACCGGCATCTACGACTACTTCACTGCGGCCGGGGAGCGATACAAAGCGCGCGAGTATGAAGCCTCTGATGATTATGTGCCAAACAGCATTACCACCGGCCTGCCACTGCTCGACAAAATGCTCTATCAGAAAGGCTGGGCGAAACGTGAAATGGTTCTGTTTATGGGGTTCGCCAAGTCGGGTAAGTCAACGGCAATGGGGGAGTTCTCCATTAACGCCACGCTGGCGGGTTACAACGTGCTTTACCTGTCACTGGAGGTTCACACATCAATCCTCTCTGACCGTTTCGACGCCCGTCTGTCAGAAACCGAAATGTCCAGACTGGTTGAACGCCGCGACGATGTGCATCGTAAGCTTGCAGAGCTGGGCGCGACCAAAGGCATCGGGAGTTTGTGGATTGTCGAGCGTCCGTCCGGAAGCATGTCGCCGGCAGATCTGGATCGTATGTTGGGCAGCATGAAGGCCAATGGCATGATCCCCGATATGGTGGTGGTGGACTATGCCGACCTGATGCGCGCCAGCTACGACCTCCGCGACGACCGCGCCAACATCCGCAGCATCTACACAGATCTGCGTGCGCTCTATGACAAGCACAACGTGGCCGGTATTACAGCATCCCAGACGAACAGAGAGGGGGGCGCCTCTGAGGTCGCAACAATGATGCACGCAGCTGACAACATCGAGAAGGTTCGTATCGCTGACCTTGTCATTACGATCAACAAAACCGAAGAAGAGGAGGCCAAAGGCGAAGCGCGACTGTATTTCGCTGGCTCACGTAACCAGAAGGGCGGGGTAAGCATTCGCGTTAAACAGAACCTGGAACAAATGCGATTCATTGAACGCATTATGGATGTGATTTAAGAAACTAAAAGGAAAGGCGTGGAGAGGCAATTCAACCACGCCCCTTCTCAACAGAGAAGTCAAAGAGCAAAACTTCGCTGAATCCACTCAAGTAAAACAGAGAGCCTTAATGGTATATAAAAGGTAGGGCTTTTCAATGCGTTGCTTTGTATTACTTTGAAAAACAATGTAAAAAAAATGAACGACCTTAAAGAACTACTAACCGAGCTGGATTTCGAACAATGGCTCGATACAGAAGGTGTGGTTTATCGTCGTGGCGGAGTCAGCGCCCGAGGAAGAGAAGTTAATATTAAAGAGTGCCCTGTTTGCGGAAGCTCTAACTGGAAGGTGTATTTCAACCTCACCCATAGCGTTGGGAAATGTTTTGCTGGCGACCACCCCGAAGAGATTCAATTCAACAAGCTGGTCTTTCTCAAGCATTACAGCGGCAAATCTCGTCGTGATTTTGAAGAGTACGTCCAGAACGCTCTCATCTCGCAGGGCTGGGCACCGAAGAAAGAAGAGGTTGTGCTTGCCAGTACTGTAGAGCTGGAGGGGCCAGTTGCACTTCCGCGACATTACGAGCTTCCTGTCGATGGGCGTCTTCCTGATTATCTGGTCAAACGTCAGGTCTCCGCTGAGATGGCCAGATATTTTGATCTGCGTTATTGCGTAGAGGGCAAACACGCCTATGTCGACCCATACACCGACCAGGTCAAAGGACAGGTTTTTGATATGCGTATCCTGTTGCCGGTTTATGATTTGGATGGCGTAATGAAGACGTTTCAGGGACGTGATGTTACCGGAACCGCAGAACGTCGCTATCTCTTCCCCATGCAACTGCCGGCATCCGGTAAGTTTCTCTACAACGGCCATAACGCTGTGGGGAAACAGACGGTCGTTGTGTGTGAGGGGGCGTTTGACGTGATGGGAGTGAAGCGCGCCATCTTCGAAGAAGAGACGCTGCGGGATTACGTGGAGCCAATTGGCACGTTCGGGATGCACTTGTCCGGAAACACCACTGAGGATGCAGAAGATCAGCTTGGCGCATTTCTGACGCTTAAGGCGCGTGGACTGCGCAACGTCATCATGATGTGGGATAGCGAGAAACAAGCGATCCGCAACACAATGTCGGCAGCCAGACGACTTACCAGTCTTGGGTTAAACGTCAAAGTGGCTTGTCTTGGCGAGGAAGGATTAGACCCTGGCGATGCTACGCCAGAACAGATCCTGAAAGCCTATTACCGCGCCAAACCGTACACACGGCAGCTTGAGCTGAAAAGCAAGGTGATGGGAATTCAGGCGTTGTTATAACTCAAATAGTAAACAAAGTTTTTGGACTACAACATGAGCAAAAAGATATTTATTGCTGCCGCTTCTATATCAATGGTCTTGATGCTTTCTGGTTGCCAACCGAGTGATTCTAAGGCCATAAGCTTAGGTCAAAAGGAAATCACCTATGCGATGAAAGACCCCACGTCGGTGATATTCAGGAACGATAAGTTTGTAGGCCGCAAAGATCATGATGATGGCAAAGTAACAGGATATGTTTGCGGGGAAGTTAACGCCAAAAACGCTTTCGGCGCATACGCTGGCTTCACCTCATATGTGGTTGAGCTTGAAATGAGACCAAAAAACTATTCCCCCATCGGCGTGAATTACAGAGTAATAATGATGAGCCTCGCCCCATCAGGGGCGCATGAGCTTCAACAATACAAGCAGTACTACAGAGAAATATGCAAGGCGGAAGCCATCCGCATGTAGCCCACTCAGCCCGGTCTCGTTAAGCCGGGTTTCTTTTAGCCATTCTCTCTACTCGCCGCAAATCATAAGTATATACATACTTATTTTTTGTAAAATATGCGCATTGGTGATTGAGGAAGACCGATGAAAGAAGAAATCCAAAAAGCTGTCATAGAACTGATCAGCAAGTCAGCTGTAGAAATCGACGATGCAGATCGTCAAACCATCGTCGATGAGGCCATTCGCACCGCTCTAGAGCACATTGCAGAAACTGTCAACACAGTACAGCTGGCAAAAAGCTCGCCCTATATGAACATATGGGTTCGCTTCGGGATGTCACCGGAGCTGCCAAGCGTTGGGCAAAAGCGCGCTGCGATGGTGGCGTTTACCCGTAGAAATCCGGAGGGCATGAAGGACGTAAGAGTGGGGGCCTGGTATAACGGCCGCATCATCTTCACAAATTCCATTATGTGCCGACCGGAAGAAGAGTTGGAAAACTTTATCAATCTGACTATTAAATCCCTAGCCAGAAGAGCAGACGTTGAAGATGACGCGGCGTGCGCAGCCTTCGTAAGCATTATGGAACAAGACGGCCTAAAAGTGCGCACCACCGATCTGATTACGCCATCGGGCATTCTCGATCTGGTAGCCAGCGGCGAGACCAATATAGCCATAGCGCGTATCCGGGAGATGGAGTACGGCACCATATGCGACATGTGCCGGAGCGATCTCGACTTGGTGCGCATAGTTGTTGATGCCGGCCAGGCCTGCGACGGTGTAATAGCAAGCTTCTCCTCGATGATTGCCCGTGTGGCCAACGACCTGCCAATGATTAAGCAAGAGGCAAAGTCCTACGCCGTCCATCATGCCAACGAGCTATTGGCCCCGTACCGGTCTGAGGCTGCACAGGACAAGATGACCGGTTGGGCAACCTGGTAA